CTTGGCCTCGCCCATGTCTTGGAAACTAGTTTTACTTGTTCCGAATAATCGTGATTCACTCATTTTATTTTCTCCGCTTTCCTTGCTTAGATATTTGTAATCTCTTTTGTCTAGATTTGACTTTGTAATGTCTCGTGTGTCAAAATTTAATATATTTGATCTTGCAAACCTACGTAAATCTTTTAAAAAATTAAACCAATTAGTTTTACCTACGTCAGCATCATCTAGCATATCTGCTGTGTAAATCACAGTTAATGATTTTTGATCAAGTTTAATGTTGACTCTGCCAAGTACTTCTGATCCAATTTTAAAATTAAAATCAAAAAATCGTGCTTTGTCTTCTTCATCGGTTAAAGCGCCATTTTCATCACCAAGTTTGATGTCTGAAAATTGACTACGAATTTTATTAAACAAATCGGTGGATATTGTACTTAGGTCTTTCATGTTAGTATTTAGTTAAAAACTACTGGAAATAAAGATAGGCATGGGCGGCTCAAAGTCGCCTTCATCGTCCTCTAGTCTGCCGGTCATGACATCAAACACCCTAGAATCCCAGTCTGCCAACACTGCACTCATACGCACAGTGAGTAATAATGCACTTACAAGGTCGTCTGTTTCACCCGATTTTGCTTTGAAAGTAATACCGTTGGCAATAAAGGCTTTAAGTTCTGATATCAGCACTTTACTCTTGATTTTCATCTTATTTGACTCTATTAAATGCTTGAGTCTGCTACAGGCTGAGATTTTACTACGATGTGTGGTATTAAATCCTTTGCGGAATTTACGCACATGTCCTTTGCGTATGGGTTCAGCAATAAACATTCCTGGGATATTTTCTTCGCCCATGTTTTTGATAACAATCAGCGCACTTTCGCCTAGAGTATTGTTTTCCACACTCCAGTATATGTTACTGCCGTTGGTTGCTGGACAGCATTCTGCAATGTATTTGTTGATGTCCTTGAGAATTTTTATCTGCCCTTCTACTGCTGTTTGATTGTGTTGCCACTCTGCAACTTGGTCCATGCTGGGTAATTCAAACACTTGGATGGCAGCATTGTTACCGCCTGTACCCAGTGCAGGATCTAGTGCTACAACATAAATCATGTCGTCTTTGGGCTTTTTATACCAGCGACATTGACCCATTTTCATAGAAGGTTCTATACCTTCCATGCCGGCTAGTGTAATGCTGTTAATTAATGTTTCGTCAAAAATTAAGAATTCGCAACCATATTCTCGACGAAATCGTTCTTCACCGATACGTCCGAGTTCTTGTTCTTTCCACGTTTCATCTCGTTCTGGATGTTCCCACCATTCTGCTTTATATCCGTGAAATCCATTTATGCCTACATCGGTTTCATTGCCGTAACTGTCAAATAGTTTATTTGCTTCTTTCCAAATAATAGCAAATGTATCTTCGTCACTGTTAGGTGTGCTGGTAATAATTGCACGACCACCAGTGGCTAGTGTTGGCGAAATAGATGTCCAAAATTCTTCTGCAATATTAGGTTGCACAAATGCAAACTCATCGCAGTATAATAAGGAAATTGACATACCACGACCAGTGTTGCCGGTAGTAGTTGCCGATACAATTCGTGATCCGTTGTCAAATTCAATACTCCCTTTGTTGTAGTTAGTAACACCGCTACGTATGTAATCTGGACACAACTCATAAGCATATCTTATGCGTTGCATAATTTCTTGTGAACCGGTGTATTTGTGTGCGGCGACTAGAATAGTCTGATCAGGATGAAACATAGCGTACCACAGCAAGTATCCTGCGGCACAAGTTGTCTTACCGCTTTGTCGTGGCATCATGTTGATGTTAAATCGGAAGTTGTGATAACTATCCATTAGTCTTAACTGATATTCAAAAGGCTCAAATTTTATCTTGCCTTTAACTGGATGTTGAATATAGAAAAAATTCCTTGCAAAATACAAGTATCCTAATTCAGGATCCGCGCACATAGAAAGATCCTGAATCTGTTGTTCAGTAAACTTTTCTTGCTTGTGCGCTTTCTTGATGAGAACGCCGTCTAATGCTTTAGTTGCCATAATATTATTTAACGAAAAAAATAGACCCCGAAGGGTCTATTTGGCACCATGGACAGGGTGCTAACTGCGACGAAACTATTATCTAACTTCTTTGATTTCTTTATAAAGTGCCAACAACTGACTCTTTAGTTGTTCCAATGCCATAGGGTTATCGCCGCCATTGACTTTTGGATATGCACCTTTCTGCTTGTGTAGGTCATCTCCGCTTGGTACCGCGGCATCCATGCCATAGGTAGTTGGTTCATCCATTCCTGTTCCTGCTGGACTGTTTTTCAATTCGTCTGCAAGACCTTTAACTTCACCGGCCACTGCCTGCATTTCTTTTTTGGCTGCGGGTTGCTCACCTGGATCCATTTCTTTTTCATCAGGCTCAGGAGATGATGCAATCTTAATTAAATCTCGCATATCTGGTTCTTTTGGACCTTCAGGTGCTGTGCCCATAGGTTCTGCTTTAGGTGCCAACATTGGTTGAGAAATCATTGGAGGAACATCAGCGGGCGCAGGCATTGACATAGGCGCAGGACTTTGTCCCAGTATGCCTGGTGCTAACGGGCTGTCTGCTTTATTCATTAGATTTAACAGATCTTTGATTTGATCGATACCTTGTGCATTTAAATTAACACTCATAGTCACTGGTGGTGTACTAGGTGCGCCTGGAATACTAGTAGCATTGTTCATCATGCCGCCACAGTTTTCTGTAATTTGTTTGCCTTCTGAAATAATATTCAGTAGTTTTTTCATTTCCATTTTAGGGCTTTAGAGCCAATTGGGCTGATAGATGTGCCTTCTGGCATTTCTGTGGCCGTACCGCGTGGAGAAGAACTTGCTAGAATAGCATCGTTAACACCTTTGTACTCTTCGCCTGCATGTTTTTCTTTCATAAGGTCTTTAAGCATCGACATAGTATGTTTTTCGCCTACAATACCTTGGTTATTTGATGGTTCAGGATCGCACTGACCTAATAATGCTTTGCCGTCGTTTTCTTTAGCGTGTTCACGCTCTTCGTGTGTAACAGTATATTCGTTGGCGCCTTGAACACGTAGCATAGACTTGGCGCAACGACAAGTGTCGATGATATACTGCTCAAGTACTGGACTGGTTGTTGGGTAGTGTACTTCTAAATCAAAAACAGTGACTGATTCGTTTTTGAGATTAGGAAAGTCAATTTGAGTTTCTTGAATAGGACTGCTTTTTCCCTTGCTTAGATTAGCAATAGAAAATTTAGATACTGCTGAACGTAGGTCTTCAGCAAAACCTTCTCCAAGTTTTCCTGCTACTTTAATTTTAAAAGCATAGGTCTTTTTGCTTTCTGTTAGATAGTCTTTAAATGATTTCATAGTTCGATTCCAGTAATGTATTTATTTTATATTGCGTAGTTTTTCTAATAGACTGTTGCGGTCAGTAATAAGCACACCCTCCCCGTGAATAGATGGAGCATCTGGGTCTTTTACTAGGGCATCCTGATCTAATTTAGCCTTTTTTAACTGTAATTCGATCATCTTCAACTTCTTATCTATTTTTGCACTTTTAGCATCTATGGCATTTTTAAGCATAGAACTAGCCACTTCAAAAACTCTGCTGGAATAGCGTGGTTCTACATTCATGCCCAAATCCATTAAATCGTCATAGGCATCTGTGGCACGTTGTGCCAGAGAATCTAATTCTGTGTCCGAAAGTTTCGGGCAAGTTAAGTAATTCTTCAAGTTTCTTCGTCATAACTTTACTTATCGCTTTCCCTTATGGAAAATATCATTTTCAGAAATCACACGAAAGGAGATACTTTGTCTTGCACACCATGCTCTTGCGGCTTCCCATTTTGCCATGTTCTTAACATAGGCCGCTTGATTCATAGGATTGCGACCTACTCGTTCTTTGATTGATTGGCTTGCTGGTTTTACTTCCCATACTTCTGCATGTTTACGCCCATCCTTATCTACAAAATTTACAAAAAAATCTGGTATATAGATTGTTTGTTTTCCTGTTAACGGACAACGGTACGGTATTTTAACTGCTTCACTAGCCCACTTATCAATGGCTGGATTATTATCACACATATTCATCACAGCCCATTCCCAACTGCTACGATACGTGGGGGTTTTATTTCCTATATACTTGTCGGGATTTTTTAATACATATTTTCCCTGTGCAAACTTTGTCATATTAACACGTTTCGTTTTTCTAATAGTTCACTAGTATCTTCTACACGGAATCCTAGTGTTGAATTCTTTTGTCTATTATAATTTAACACTTCGGCAACCACTGCACTGAGTTGCAGTTCATTAAGTCCTTTAAGTGTATCTAACAGTTGAAATACATTAACTTCGTCTAATTTAGCCTGCTGTAATAATACAATAGATGTAGAATTGCTTGCGAGATCATCGAACCCGCGTTTTTTAAAAAACCCAACTACTGCATCAATTTCGCTGGCTGGGAATGTGACTGTCTGGTTAAAATAATTATTAAAAAATAACTTAACAGCCTGACCGCTGTCTGTGTCTTGTGGTTCTTGTGGTAGATTACTATTTGACATATTATCCTTTTAAGTCTGCTACAACTTTTTGTGCTAGAGAATTTAATTTTAAATTTCTTCCGCTGGCCATTAATGCCTTAACTTGACTTTCTGCATTTGGTCCTGGCGCAACAACTCCTGCTGTGGTTGCTTTACTTACCAGTGTACTAAGAGCCACAGGATTATCGTTGATTGCTGATTGATCACTGGCTGTCAACGACTGCGGTCTAACAGATTCTTTAGGCGCTAATGCATTAGTAGTTTGATTTTGTCCGGTCCCTGCTTCTTTAGGAAAAGCCACGTTGGCAACACCGCTGACATCTACGCCTGTTACTGCTGTGATAGCACTCTTTGCTATGCTAAATCCTTCTCGCTGTAGACCAGGTCTTGTTAATTCTTTAGCATTTTTAAAGGTGTTTGCACCCTTGATCAACGTGCCAAATAGTGCGCCTGGGTTTGTAAATGTATCAGGATTACTTAGGTCGCCTAGTATAGATGACACTCCGCCTAGTACACCTCCTTGACCAAACAAACTTGCGGTTCCTCCACCTAATAGGCTTAGTGGACTTGCAACTTTGTCGTAGTATTCTGTGCCAAAGCCTGTAGGAATACCTTGTTTAACTGCTCCTACACCATAGATTACACCTTCGTAGACCAGTGACATTGTATTTTGTGTAGTTGTAGCACCTTCTGCATACTGCAAATTGTCATGTTGAAAACTTACTATTTTAGGATTTACAAGCGTAAAACATTGATACGATTTACGACTTAATTGAAAAATTTGTACACTGGTAAAAAACGGTACGGAACTATTATTGTCTAGTCCAAACCTAAATTTATTGTCAGCATTAAATGCATTACTTTGGAATGCTATTGGTGTTGCAGGGTCGCTGCCGCCCCTTGTGTTAGGACCTGCTTTTTTCTTAAATAATGATTCGAAGCCGGCTTTTGCGTTTTTCCATATGTCTCTTAATCCGCTTAGTCCTGCAAAAGGAGATACACCTCCAGAGGATCCTACTGACGGCATCGATCCTGCACTGCCCCCATGACTAGAATCTGCAAAGTAGTATCCGTAGTAACTTGCCCACATATTAGTTGATACACCTAGATTATCGTCATAGAGTATAAGAGTTACTGGTTCATATTCTATCTTAGTATGAACTTGTTTTTTTCTATTATATTGATAGGCTAACTCTGTGTTTATTTTATATTTGGGCAAATCAACACTTTTGACCAACATGTTTAATGCTGTTATATTGTTGCCGATAAACGGCATACGAGCCTTGACCACTGGATGGATGTTGAACACCACGTGATAAAGAAACTTTTGCTTTGGTGCTAATCGGTAATTACTATCTACAAATAATTTACTGGCGTGTCTAAAATCACCCAGGTTTCCTTTGGGATTAGTTAAACCGCCACCTACATTACTTAGAAAGTTTTTAAAGAATTTTGACATATTAATATTTATCCGGTGTTAAAAACTGTACAGATAATAAAAAAAGGACACCGAAGTGTCCTTTTTAATCTCCCGGGTAAAATTAACCGCCGCCAGTAGCAAGAGTGCCAAGTGCTCGGCCCACTGCTGTACCAACACCAGTGCCTGTTGGACTTTGAATTGCGTTGTCATAACGAATTGTTAGAGCAACTGTTACAGGTTCGCTGGTAGCGTAGTTTAACGTGTTATAGTTAGCACCTTGTAGATAGCAACCATAAACTTCCCATGTTTCTAATACTGTCGGTGTGTTTGCACCATTACCGCCATCTAAAATCTCGATACGTGTTGTAAACTTGTAATCGCTTCCGCTGGCTGCGCTGGCTTGTTCGAAGAAATCGAATTGTTTCTGTAGTTGTTCGCCAACTAGTTTTTGTACTTGACCGCTGGCATCATCACGCAGGTTAACACTAATGTTTTCCCATGTGTGTCGTCCTGCAAGACGTACTTTTGAATTATAAACAGGAAGTTCAATATCTTCAAAAGTTAAGTTTGGTCTTGTGCAATCGATAACTTGTTTAGTTAGTTCAGTTGTTGGTGTTGACACTCCAAAGTTTTCAAAAGAAACTCTGAATCTGTACTGCAACTTGGGCATTAACATGCCCTGTGCGCTTGCAGATTGGTCACTAGCCAACGGTACTGATAATTTGCTTAGTGTT